TTTTTGCACCACCAATATAGTTGGGCATCATTCAATGTTGATTTCATAAAATTAACAGTACGACAGACCAATTGGATATTACCAACCACATAACCTTTATCAGAATCTTTACGATCTATTGAACAGGCATAATCTGTACTACCACCGCCACGATGCCATGTCATGTTTACACCTGACAAAGCACACTTGCCTTCTTGCTTATCCCATAGCTTATTTATGTAATCAACTTCTATATCCCATTCAATATCTGATTTTCTTCTGCTGGATTTAAGTTGTGTGAATAAAAGATTTAGATAAGTATATGGTGTTTGATTCTTTGCTTTGACTCTTTTCTCTTGAGTGCAGGTTCTACATTCTGTTCTAGAATATTCACCTTTTGCATTGCCACCTTGTTCAAACATATCTGCTGGTAAGGTTCGTAAGCAATAACTACATTTCTTCTTGCTCATTTGATTTTGCTTTGTAAGAAAGTATTTTAGGTAATAATCCTTGCTTTGTCAGTTTTACAAATTCTAAAAATATATCATGATCTATCATGTTAAGTAATTCATCTGCTGATAATACAATTACATATTTACCAAATTGCTTTTGGACATTTTTCTTTCCAGCTTCATTTTTACAGATAAATACTTCTCTATCTGTTTCTATGTGTTTGAGTTTCCAAGTATCTACAGGTAATGGCATAACACCTTCTTTAAGCAATTGATCTTTCAAAGAAGTCCAAGCTCTTAACATCATGCCAGCCATTTTCTCTAAATCCCTTGATTTATCAGGGAATGAGAGCGATAGGTTGTATTTAGTTTGTGCTAGTTTAAACCTTTTTTGGAATTCTGTATTGACTAACCTAACAGGTTCATCGACACCAAAGTCAGTAATTAGTTGCCTTTCAAGCTGATTGATGTCTTTTATTATCTCTATAACAGATTCAGAATACATATTTTTAATTTGGTTTGGTTGGCATGGTTGGTGGTTGTATACATAGGAATGTATATACAACCAACCATTTTCCAATGACATTTACCCTAAAACCACCTGTTTTACCAACCAAAAACAACCAATTACAAACCATATGCATTTAGAATATCTCCGAATTGTATTCATTAGTTTGATAACCTTTGCCTTTCTCATAAGTTAGAACATCTTGATCTACTAACTTTCTAAGCCATGTTTTAACAGTCGAATCATTAAGATTGGTAATCTTGGTTATCTCTGCCTGACCTAGCCATACTGTGGCTGGTTCATCTGCTTTATCTTGTACAGTTCTAATAGCATCAATAATCGCTTGTCCTTTTTCAGATACTTTGGTTTTCTTAGGCATATCACCAGCATCAACAAGCTGTAATGCACCTGATGTCATATCGTGAAATGGTAGTTTCTGTTCTATAAATTTAAAGTTCTTTGGCATTATTGGCTTACCATCTTTGACTAATGTTTGACTGAATTCAACAAACATATCGCTACCAAGATTGGTTCTAGCTACCCTGTATTCCCAATCTACCGATGCCTGTATAACAGAACTTCCTCTTGCCCTAGTAGATGTACCATGTCCTGTGTGATGCACAATAGCTACACAAGTATTATAAGAATCCCTAAGATCATCTATCCTTTCAATAAATGCTGACATATCTTCTGTAGAGTTCTCATTACCAGCACCAAAGTTTCTTTGTAAAGTATCAACAATAATCATTCTAACTTTACCTGATTCATCTTGTGTTCTATCTATTGTGTCTTTTAACAGTTGATGGTCTTTATCGTCTAGTAATCTTGCACCCCTAGTAGATATTAATAATGGTGCATCTTTTATATGTATTGCGTTTTGTTGTTGCCAACTAAGAAATCTTCTACTTATTGCTCTTGTACCTTCACCAGCTAAATAAACTACTGAACCTTGTGTTGTTTCATGTCCATGCCAATTGCGACCTAAAACAATATTACAAGCTAAATCTACTGTCACAAACGACTTACCGCTTTTAGGTTGTCCAAAGATAGCAACTACACTATCTTCTTCACATATATCTTTAACTACCCATTTTGGTGCAGTAATGTTTTGCATGATGTCATTGACTTGAATCAGATCAAAAGAAACTCTTTTCTTTATTTGATTATTCAAACAATAATCTAAAAACTGCTGTGATGATGAAAAGAAGTCATTTACCTTTGCATCATATAAATCGTCTTTATCTTTAAACTCTCTTGGTGGCTTTACCACAATAACTTCTTTAGCTATCTGATTAAGTTTCTCTTTTAATTCTTCTGCACATTTCTTACCAGCTTCATCATTATCAGGAAAGATAATCACTTTACGATTCTGTAAAGGTGTCCAATCTTGTTTGTCTAAATTATTAACACCACCATGCCATGTACAAACATCGCCATCATAAATACTTTGACAGCCTAATAACGCTTTCTCGCCTTCATTAATAATGACATAATCTTCAGGCTTGTTATTATCACAATAGATAGGTAACAAACCATCAGGTCTTTTCATGTGCCATTCATTATTTATCTTAGTAAATGGTGCATATTTTTGTTTAATGAAATGATCTACAGGAAATCTCATAACACAAAAAGAATCTGAATAGCGTGTAAATATTTCTGCTTCTTCTTTAAAGCGAAACATATCTTTATCAGTGTATTTTCTTACAGCCTTACTAGGTTTGTTAGGTGGTAATTTTTCTAATGGTTTGTATTCTTTTAAAAAATCATCTGGCTCTAAACCACGATTCTTAATGAATTCTATAAGTCCATAGCCTTGATTGTTTTCAAAATCAAAGAATACTCCAGAAGATAATTCTAAAGCGAGTGAGCCTTTCCTATTGAATCTCCAATGAGTAGAAGATTTGCTAGTAGGCTCACCTAATATTTGCACCGCTATTTCAGGTGCGATTTTCTCCCAATCTAATTCCATCAATCATTAAAATGGAATATCGCCAGAATCAAGAGTATCTAATACAGGATGTGTTTCTTTGGTGTCACCATCCGACTTAGGGAGAAAATTATCAGATTGGCTTTCGCCATTTTGATTGTCAGATGGTGACGTGTCGTACCCAATACTTGGGATGACAAACTCAGCAGGTCTATCTTTAAAACCTGCAAATTCAAAATTAGGAATAGCTGTAGAGCCTTTTCCAACAGAAATACTTTCTGATCCTGTCCATTTAACGACAGGCAGTTTACCTTTATTTTCTGGTTTCTGTGATTCAGCATAAAAACTAGAACCCATACTTTGAAAACCTTTAAATTCACCAAAGCTATGTCTTTGCCATAAAGAAACAGGCTGTGTGATGTTTTGATTGCCTTCAACATATTTAGGCAACACCCAAACTGAAAAGGCTTTTTTATATTCTTCGTCTGGTCTTTCAATTGGTGTAAATAAATCTTTTTGCCAAACATAAGAATAACCTTCGCCTGATGTATATTTACCCCAACCAATTTGTATTGTATCTGTATCTACCATGAAATAATTGACATCAATTCTTTCATCTCCTCTGTACCAACACTTTTCCTGAAAGTGATGTTTTATATAACTACTGTCTTCTGAATCGAAGCCTTCAAATGGATTATCTGTCATGTCGTAATATCTCCTTTAATTAATTTTAAATAACAATGTTTTAAAAACTCCATGTTCAGTTCAACAAAAGGTTCTAGGTCTAATGCCGACTCTTCTTTAACAGATTTCTCTGTTAGATAACGAAGCCAGATATTAGTACAGAAATCCTGAAAGTGAACATCATCTTCTAAACGATAATGTCCATTAGTAAGCTGTTCTGTCATTTAGTTTTTCTCCATGAGCTGACACCATAAACTATTATTTGTTTTTTTGTCAATAATAATTGTAAAAAAAAGCCACCCTTTCGAGTGGCTTCTTTTTGTTTTTGCTTGTTAGATATCGCCTTGTAATTTTTCTATCAATTTATTTCTAGCAATTCTTTTACCATTGAAAAGACACTGCTTAGTATATTTATCACGATTATATTTAGCTGTGGCATTTGCTGAATGTATTAACTTGACACCAACAAGACCTACACTTGTTTTCTTTTCAAGTTTAATTTCCCAATTTGACCAAACTTCCATAATAGGCTCACCTCTATAATGTCTGATTTTTCTCATTTCAGTTTTGTAAAAATCCTCAAGAGCATCTTTTTCCAAATCTTCTATGATCTGTTCTGCATCAGCAACATTGATTAATTCTTTACCATGTACTTCTTGAATAAGTTTTTGCAAAGACTCAATGTGTTGTATCGCATTAGCAATACCAGCTTCTATTGCTTTAATAAAATGATTTTGTAATTTTGCAAAGACTTCATCAAAAGTTAGAAATCTTCTATAAGTACTTCTTTCATCTCTACATTGTTGTATATGCTTTTTGAGATTCTCTTCTGTATATTCAAAACATTTATAACTTTTATTTCCAATATGTGAAGTGTCAAAAGGCACAATTTTAACAGCAAGATAATGCAAAGAATAATGAGAAAAAGTTTTTTTACCCTCAATAGCTTCTTGCAATAAAACTTTCTGTCCATCTATCCATTCAGATATTTCAATAATAGTTGCTTCAGTAAAAGACTTATCAACCTCTAAAGGCTGTCTGTCTGATCCTGTGCAAACACCATCAAAGTAACCAAAATCAACTGTATAGCCATGTTTGGATAATAAGTTGTTTGCAGTATCAACCGCTTGAACTCTACCACAAGCTTGGCAGTGTCCTCTATGTGTGTGTGTTGTTTTCATAATTTTCTCCTTTTTTATTAAAATTATATTGTAAATATATCAAATGCACAGATAATTACAACTATTGTTTATTAAATAAATTTAAAATAATTGTTGTATTTTTTTTGATAATAGTTTTAAATGACACTTGTAATTATCAATAAAGGAGAAAATTATGTTTAGAAATTACGAAGATAAAAAAACCACTGCTAATAAGTTAGCAAAAGAAACTATTCAAATTAGCGTTGGTTTATGGCTTGAGCATATATTTGGCTCAGGTCTATTAAATAAAGATGCTGATGGCAACTACTATGAAGATTGGGATAACTTAGATAATGAACTTATCAAAGATATGTTTCATTGGATTAGTATAGAAGATGAGCAATTGGAAGCCATGACCAAAAAAGAAAAAAAAGAATTTGTTAAGGCTATGGAAAAGCAGATTCATAGAATTGATAAATTTTTAGGGAGAAAATTATGAAAAATATAGGTCAAATATATGAAGGTCGTTCAGGTGTATATTTATTATCAAAGCCATCTATATCTTTTGAAGAAAAGTGGCACGTACTCTATAACGAGATATATACATTAGAGTCAGAATATAAATTCTTAAAATCATTCCAATTTAAATCAGAAGCATTAAATTTTATTGAAGAGAGCGAACAAAAGTATATCAACAGTAAAAAATATGCTGACATTCTTTTAGAATCAGGTCTAATCAGTCAAACAGAATATTTACAAAGGAGAAAATAATGAAACATTACGAAGAAAGAAAATATAAAGGTCACACAATTTGTATAGAATTTTATGGCAAAACTTACACATCAAAAGATGGCAGAAAATATTTTGTTAAAGATAAAAATGGCAAAGCAATTTCTAAGTTTGGCAAATCTGTTTATAAAACTTTAGAAGAAGCAAAGTATAGGATTGATTCAAATATTTTATATGGAGAAAACAATGAAAGCATTAATAGTTAAATGGCAAGACACCAACAAATATGTCTTACACGTTAAGTCCAACAATGATCTATTGCTGGAAAGAAAAAAACAACAACATGACCATTTACATCCTAAGATTGTATCTTGGGATGAATGGGAACTAATTGAAAGGTGTCAATGATGAAATTCTATATAGTTGGAGATGTAGCAAGAAAAAAGGTAACTGTTTTTATACATAAATCAAATGCAGAAGAGTTTTATAAAAAAGAAGATTGTGATGATTTTGTAGAACAAAGTTTACCAATTACTAAATATGGTATTACAAAAGCTATAGAGTTTGGTTCTTTTATAAGCAATGGATTTCAAATAAAACCTGCTGATAGAAAAATTTATCCAAATGAGCATACAGATGAAATATAAAGTACAAGACAATTGCATTGAAGGTTATGAAGGCAATGTCTTGGTGTCTACG